GATAATACTTTTAGCACTTAAGATTAAAGGTTTAGTTACAGACATTATTTCAGGTATCGCAGGAACTATTGCAGCTATAAAAGGTGCTATTGCTACAGCAATAGGTTTAGTTGAAGACCCAGATATGAATGAAATTGAAGCTGCAATTAAAACTGTTGAGCAGAAAGAAAAGGTGTCATTAGCTTCAGATAAGTTAAGTGATGTTATTGGTAAGATTAAAGCATACCTAGGTGCAGCAAGTGATTTAAAAGATAAAATTTTAGGTAGTGCAATGATAACAGGGATTAAAAAATTAATGGATTTTGTACAAAATATAGATGGTATAGTAGATAAAGTTAAGGCGGATGCAAGAGCTAAGGCAACAGCGGCAGTAGGGAATGCAAAAAAATCTTTAACAAATAATATATCAATTGATGAGGAAGGTGTTACTATACCTAGCCCAGCGGATATTGGTGGTATACTGGCCGATATAACCATTGCAATAGGTAGTGCAGTAACTAGTGCAATAGCTGCAATTACAAGTTTTATGGCGGGATAATATGACAGAAGAAAATATACAAATAGGTTCAATTGATCAAGGTCTTATAGAAGAGCTTACACTATTGACATATCTTTCAGAGGTAGATGAAAAAACATTTACTGGTGATACAGAATTGCTACATAAATTAAATGGTGCTAAACAAAAACTAGGTTCTATTGATGATATTATAACTGTAGTAAAGTCTGTTAATAAAATCTTAGATGAAAGAGGAGCTTCAGAAAAAAGAGGATGGGTTCATAAATTACAGAACATTCATCCTAAGGTTCAAAGCGCAATTAAAGATTTAAAATATTTTAAAGAAGTATCTGATGAAGTTGGATCTCGATTTATTGGTTACACTGTTGATACACCCAGTTTAGATTTAGAAAATTGGGCTAGTGACAAACCTCAATCCGTTAGAGAGAATATCAAATACAAGGTAAAAAGTACTGACATGATCGAAGATGCTTATCATAAACTGAATGGTAAAATGTATAACAATATTTCTAATGAGTTTATTACTGAGCGTGATAGGTATGTTCAACAGGCTATGATTAATTGGGGTTTATATCAAACCGAAGATGGTTCTAGTATTAATATAGTTGCTCATGATTTTCATATAGCCGGTGATGTAAGTTATGTTGAGAAAATATCAGAAACAGTTTCAGTAATTTTAGATTTAATTATTTTACAATTAGATGGAACCGAGTATTTGATTAATTCCATCAAGCCAGTAAATAATTCTAGAAAAGCTAAACCCGGGGATTACAATGTTAATGTAGAAGGTAATCCAGAAAAGATTACAATTAATTTTAAAGGTGATAGGATAGTAAATTTAGGTGATGAATTGGATCAATCTAAACTTCAACCAGAAATAGAATAATGAAAAAATATTACGGAAATTATATAGGGATGGTTGTGCAATCGAACGACCCAGAGCATAGAGGTAGGGTTAAAGTTTTCGTCCCCCACATCTCAACTACTCTTCATGCTAATTGGAATGCTAATAAGAAAGATAAAAACTTTGTCTTCCCTGGAGATGATAATGTTGACTTAACTAGTATTTTACCAACTCTTAAAAACGTCCTTCCATGGGCTGAGTGTGCTGCTCCTTTATTTGGGGGTAGTGCATCAGGTAGATATAATGCAGTAACAAATAAAGGAACCGTTTCTGATTCTAATCAATTTGAGCAAGATAAATTTATAGAAGGTAATAGACCAACACAAAACTATGTAGGTGAGAACGTATATCCTGATGATTTTAAAAAACCAGGAAGAAATCGATTCGTTAACAGTTATGCTTATCAATATACACCAAGTGAATATTCAAACTTAGCAAAAGGAATGTTTTCTATTCCTAATGTTGGTGCTCATGTATGGGTATTTTTTACTGGTGGTAATCCTAACCTGCCTGTATACTTTGCTGTTTCCCATGGACAAGAAGATTGGGAAGGTATATATAGTACCGATCAAGATTCAGAAACTAGTTTTTCTTCGACTGATTATCCTGGTGCTTATGAGAATATCGGAACATCAGAAGAAGGTGTAGTTAATAATGATAGTAAAACATTTAGAGCTAAGAACGTTTTTAATTCTAATAAACATACAATAGAATTAGTAGATACTGATAAGCATGAAATATTAAAGATGACTCATTTCTCTGGTTCATTTAAAGAGTTTACAAATTATGCTAATATTGAATTAGCAACTAACAATGATCAAAAATTAGTTGTTGGTGATCAGTTTCTTAATGTTAAAAAGAATCAAAGTATTTGGGTTGCAGAACATCAAGAAATAATTGTTGATGGTGATCAATTCCTTACAATTGGAGATGCTGCAAAAGCAGATGTACAAACAGTTTATGATAGTTTAAAAGACTTACATGAAACGAAATTACTATTTGATATAATGAGAGCTAAAAAAGGGACTGCACCTAATGATGTTTCTTCTTTACAACAAAAAGCTGGATATGGTGTTGCATGTCCAATATGTATGAATGTTGCTGATGTTGTATTTGGTGTAGTTCAGCCTCCGTTACCAACAGGGCTTCAATTATCATTTTCAGATATTGCACCAGTACCACTTAATCAAGGAGTACGAGGTTTTTATGCGGGTTTTTTATGTGACGTTTGTAATGGAACTGAAACTTTACTTAGAACACCAGGTATTAGTCCTTCGACACAAGATGGTATATGGCTTCCTGATCCACAAAAGAAATTATTACAAACAAAAATGATTGCAGTTTCTCAAGCAAGAGCTAAAGCTGAAGCTAAACTTGGTGCAGGTGATCAAATAATAGATATTACAAAAAATAAAGTTGAAACAATTGGCTTAGTAATGAATGACCTTAAATCCTTTAGAGTAGACCCAGTTGGTAAATTAAGAATAAGAGGTGTTCATGTAGCTCTTGGTGGAACTTATGAAACTTACGAAACTTCACCCCATGTAGAGTATGTTGATGTTGATGATGTGCCAGGTGGGGATTATAATTTAACATGCACGAACAAATACAAACTTTTGGTCGGAGCTAGAGGTATCAATATAAAGACGTTTGGTCCTATCGATATGTATGGAACAATAGTTAACATGACTGGTGAGCAAGTTAACATTTCTTCACAGAACGAAGTACTTATCGACGGGGGTGAACGTTTCTCAATTAGAGCAAGAAAGATATCATTAATACCATTTGGGCATGCCCCAGTTGTTGTTGATGGTCAATTACACGTAACTCGTAATGCTGTTATTAAGGGTGGTGCTTATGTTGAAGGTGAAATGGCTATCCAACATGTAACTGCTCCTTTTGAATGGGCTAATACATATGGTGTTGCGGATACTGTTGGACCAGTACCAGATCATTATCACTCATACATGAGAATACCTACAACATTTATGCCGGCTAAAGAAGGTGTAAGAGATACAATGTCTGGTAAGGGTATTAATTTAGATAATGGTCTTGCAATCGCTAGTGCACTTCCAGGTAGCCTTTCAGTAAACGCTTTATTAGCACAATTAGGTATTGATCCAGGTAAATTTAATTCTGATATTGCTGGTCCTTCTGATCAAGCGGCTGCGGCATATGAGTTCGCAGCTTCTCCTGTTGGTAGAGGTGAAGTTACAGGAACAGCTAATGGTAATATAGTTACATTTGTAATTAAATATAACTATAATTCAAACGTTGATGGTTCATTTCATCCTAATGGGATTACTGTTACAACTACGTTTGATACAGCTGATGGACAAAATGAAAGAGTTGGTCCAATTAAAGTTGAAGGAGATGGATAATGGTAGCACCAATAAAAGGAACATTTTTTAGAAGTTCAAATTCACAAGGTGGTACTTCTACTAATATTGATTATATATCTAGCATTAATGACGCGATCGCATCAGGTGAGAATGTAGACCCTAGTTCGTCAGCTTTTCAAAACGCCGTAGCTCAATTTAATCAAGGTCTAAAAAAAGGTAGTATTAAAAGATTAGAAATACCAAAAGGTTTTTGTGGTTACATTGACCCCAATTCTAATGAACTTAGAGTTCAACCTGACCCAAATACAAATTATTTAAAACCAGGACAATATGTTCCTGATTCAACATTAACAACTGCCGTTACTGGGCTAGAAAATATTCCATATACACCCGATCCATGCCTTAAACATGGTTTGCCTGGTTCAGTAAGATATAGAAATTGTGCAGGTGATGGTCAACCAGGTGAAACAAGTGGAATAGATTGGGCAGCTTTAATGCCAGCACCTCCTTCATTAATGAGTCTAGCGGCTGGGGCGGCTTGTTCAAAGAAGCCGGGTAATTATAGTGAGAGATGGCGTTGGTATGGTTCTACTGATTGGCAGGACATGCTAAAGACTGCTAATGATTGGATTGACTCAATGGCGAGCTGTCAGGCATTTGAGGTGACTAAAGGGCCATATTATGAGCATTCTCATTCAGGTGATATATTTGGTAAGAAACAAAAATATGTTAATGTGGATTATAGGATAAATGAATTATCTGGTGCAATTAATGTAAGTTAATTAGCTCATCATCTTAATAAAGATACAACGTAATTGTTCGATTAGTGCATCTTCTTGAGAATCATTCTTAGCGTATTTTAATGACATTCTATTACCTTGAGTATCATAACCTACAAGTACAAACCCATTCATATACTCAGATAATATATTCATGAGCATATCTTCACTTGGGCGTCTTTTCTTTTTTTGTATCTCCGGAGGATTCTCTATAGTATCACTAATCAATTTTGAAAGAAAATCTTTAAGCTCTGGATCATCAATTTCGTCTAAGTTATCGGCATCGACATAATATGTCTGAATTTTTTCAGGTGGTATAAGAGAGTCATCGGTAGGCTTAGGAATTTTCTTCTTAGGCCTACCGCGCTTCTTTTTCTTAGGTTCCTCTTCAGGGCCTAAATCATCTGTAATATTTTCTGTCATGTAAATATTTAATACAGGTGTTAGGTTTTTAAAGCTGATTAAGCTTTAATATCTGAAGTTTCAGGTGGGGTTTCTGATAGTTTTTCAAACCTAGACTTATTGTTATCATACCTAGGCTTATTATTATCATACCTAGGCCTATCTGAATTATGTTGACCATAACGCTTCTCTGGATAACCACCAGCCTTATTATTAATGCCAAATTTGACAAGCCATTCTACAAAGGTTTCAATTGAACTTGTCTTTAGTGAAAGCCTTCCATTAATGAATTGGCCTCCATCATATAGTTCGAAATAGAAATCCCCTAGTTCTGGTGAGTTCTGATAACACGTACAAAAAATCGATGCACATCGCGGATCAATAACTATCGTCCATGTTCTTGGGTCCGTTAAGGCGTAGCTATCGAAGAGTTTATCTACCATATATCCACTATCCCTAAGTCTCTTTACGAAATAACCCATTGTTGTTAGTTTATTAGCCATTTTATTTTCTCCTTTTATTTTACTAATGCTGAAACAATATATTTCAATGTTAAGTCTTTATCTTCAATATCAAACATGAGGACTTTAAGGCTCGTGTTGATTTTTACCTTTATTGATTTCTTAAAGCCTGCAAATAACCTAAATATTTCTAGGCTTACAGGGACTACTTGTTTGATCTCACTTCCGGTAAAACTCTCAGCTGACATTAAGGTTACACTATCTAAGTTGTTAATAGCCTTATCTGTTAGCTCTGCAAATACGTGATTGTCTTTTGTAAAGAAATAAATCTTATTTGATTCTGTTGTAAATGTACTACTCTTTAAAATCTCTGATAATTTTTTAGATGAAAGATCAAACTCACAATCAAACGTTAGTTTGTTTATTTTATCAACACTTATAACACTGTTTTCAATAATACCATCTTCAAGTAAGTGATATGTAAACTTAATGTTATCTGAGTTGTAGGTTAAACTGTTACTGTTAATTTTTAGTTTAATATTCTCATCTTCTAAGCAGTTTAATATACGTGTAAGCTTTTTAACATCTGGAATATTTAATTGAAGATCCTTTTGATCTTCAGCCATATCAATTTTCGCGTCGAGTTTACCAAATAATACAACTGATCCGTCATCATTATTAGTTAAGGTTTGAACACTCTCAGGTTTGATATTCATTACACACTTATCAGTTAACTTACTGACTGCGTTAAGAAATTTGTTCGTTATTTGTTTTCTGTTGATCGCTATTTCCATCATGCGCCTTTTGGTTAGATTGTTTACGATTTTTTCTGTTTTCATTATTTAAATATTTTTTAATTTTGGCTATATCATTTTCAAGTTCTTCTACCCTATCCTTAAGACCTTGTACATCAGTTTTCATAGGATCTTTAGCCATCTTCTTTTCAGCAACTTTCCTTGTTGGACCTGGAACAGTGGTGAAAGGTAATTCACTCTTTACTTTTGATTTCCAAATTTCTCTATCGTTCATCTTTTTTCTAGCTTCTCTAATATTTCAAGAATTCTTTGTTGATTCTTTTCCATTACTTTTACTTTACGCTTGATATAATTGAACGCTTTTCTTAATTCATTCATTTCTGGACTAGCTACATTAGTTGGCATTGCTATTGGTTTTAGTGTAGCAGGACCGATTGGAATGTCTGATGGAATAATTCCCCCCGAAGGGAACTGCTGACTATTATCTTGTTGAGGTAATGGAGCCGCTGGAATTGTTTTTGGCTCTTCATATTGAGCCATAAGCTTTTTCAATTCCTCATCCTCTGGTTGTATAACTAAATCAGCCTCAGTTGGCATAGGCACAATATCGCCAGGTTGAGGAACCGGAGCAGGAGCAATAGCCTTTTGCAATACTTCTCTAGGAATATTTTTTATTCCTGATAGAAATTGCTCAGGTCTAAGCCTCTTTTTTACTGATCCAGTTGGTTGACTATCCCTGGTAGAATCAATTTGATTCATATCACCGGCTACGCCGGCAGCAAACTTTGCTATGAATAATTTTTCTTCTGTTTCCCTGTCCATTACTTTAATATTCTTCCTGCTGTTATAATCGCTACCGCATTATGTAGGTGGATACTCTCTTCATGATTTACTACTACTACATAATCAGATATCAACTTGTCTAGATATTGTTCATCTAATTTCTCAGCAACCACCCTTACCATGTCTTCAACAAACATAGGATTCTCATACATTTGCTCCGTTTGGTAGGCCTCATCAGCGCGTTTTAAACCGTTAATAATTGGAGCTGAGGCTGATGATTCTACAAGATCAATAATATCTTCTATCCACATTGTCCTGCCGGGTATAAGTTTAACCTTTACTTCTGCAAAACTTCTTTGATTATGTGCTCCATAATTTGAAATTTCTTTACTACAAGGACATAATGAAGTATAAGGAACCTCAACTGTTAAGTAAAGATCTTCAACAATTTCTGTAGGAATTTCTTTTGGGCCAGTATACATAGGCTGGATAACCTGCTTGGTATATTGCTTACCTTCAATCCCGCACTTATAATTTATATAAGATTTAAGTTTAGTTGCAGGTGCTTCCTTCACAAGAAAATAATCAAATCCTATTTTAATATAAGACTGTTCAGCTTCTAGTTTCTCTCTAGTTGCCTTTAGCAATTCTCTTGCATAAACTCTCAAATCAATATCATGTCCTATTAAACACTCTTCAGATACTATGCGGTATCGGGACATATTTGCTCCCTTAACCTTATCATTAAGTGTAGTGTAAACAGATACTTCTGCTGATGAATTATTTATGCTTCCATCCTTACGAATTACCTTTAGGGGGACTTGCACCCCCCTAATTCCGACTTTCTTAATCTCTCGTTTAGGAAAGCCTTCGGTAACTTCTTGAATGTCCGCAATATCTTCGTTTCTTTTAATATCGGGCATTTGTTATATTCCTTAGTCTAGGTCTGCGAGAAGGTCATTGATTTTATCATCAATATCTTCTTCGTCAGTTTCGGTTTCGGTTTCTTCTTTTTCAGCCTTTGCTTTTTTAGGCTTCTTAGATTCAACTTCTTCCTCTTCCTCTTCGTTATCATCATCTGTAAGACCGCTAACAAGATCTTTCATCTTTTTATTTGTGTCTTCATCTGTTGGTGTATCAGATGATATATCTGAATCAGAATCGCTTGAACCACCATCTCTAAAATGATCTTTGAGCATATCTGAAATACCAGCTGCATCTTTTGAATCAAATATCTTATCAAGTTCGAAGATGTTATTATGAATTTCTTCAATCTTATCAGCTGTTAAACCTTCGATTGGGCTTGCATTAAGGAACTTAGAGGCTACATATGTTGGGTATCCACCTTCGTTCTTTTCTACCTTAATACGGAAGTTACAACCTTCTTTTGTAAGATCGAAAATCCTTGCGCCGAACTCTTCGGCATCCTCACCGCTAATTGCTTCATCAACAATCTTATCTACCTGCTTGCCATAACGCATCATCTTGAGTTGGCCGTTATTTGCTTCATTGGTTGGGTCTTTAACAACGAATACATTTACAAGCCAATTCTCTTTGCGCTTAAGATCCTTACCAAGTTTCTTTTTGGTTTCGTCATCTAGATTAGACTGCCATATTTTCATACGCTTTTCACAAATCTCGCAACGGTCACCTACCATTGTTGGGCAAAGTGTGGTTGTGTATTGACCTGTTACATGGCTATTCCATCCGTGATGAAAATATTTGTGGATTGTGCGATTTGGTTCTTTCATGTTTGGAACGAACCTTACGATGTATGAACTACCAGGTTCGGTTTTTAATATATCCTTAAAATTACCATTTCCTGTTTTTTGTGTTTCTAGTGTTTCTTTAATGCTTTCGAACATTGATGCTGTGAATTTTGACATTTTATTTTTCCTTTTAGCTTTTAGCTTTTTATTTCTTAATTGTTATATTTATATATTATAATAATTTTTACATTTGTCTATCGTTTATTTTAACTTTTTTTACTTTTTATTTTATTATGCTCATCTACTACTTTTGTTATTCGTTTCATTCCCTCCTGTACTACCCTTTTGGCAGTTATTGATCGCATATAGCGTGTCTTGTATGCAAACAATTCTTCTGCTATATTACCTAAAAACAAATCCTTTTCATCTTCAGGAATTGAATTAACTACGCTTGGTAATTCAGCATATTCAAACAGCGCGTATATAGAAACATAATGTTGCCTAACGTGCTGCATCCACGAGTAAGTTATACCTGATTTATGTGTAATATACTCATAAATATTTATCTTATTCCGGACACAATACATCGCAATATAGCGCAAAGAGTCCTTAATAAATTGGATTTGTTCATCAGTATCTGGTGACATCTCTTGTTGTGTTTTTAAGTACATAGTATATACTTTTATAGCCTTCTGAGTAGCGAAGAATTCAATAGGAAAGTGCTCTGTATCTGGATATACTTTGAATGGTGCTTTGAAATAAATTTCTGGTTTGATTTGAGGGTGATTATTGAATAAGTTACAGACCTTTCGTATAGCGAGATACTCAGGTTTATCTTCAAACCCATCCCAATTTTTTCTTTTACTGAATGGCTTGTTACGAACTGATCTGGAGGTTACTAAATAAAGATTATAGAACTGTTTTTCTCGTTCCGTCATTTAAGATTTCCTTGATTTTGTTTTTAATAATTTTAGATTTACAAAGAATAGGGAAACGTAATACTAAGCCTTTAATCAAAGTATGTTCATTTTCTATTTCGCTAATCATTTTAAAACTTTCTCTAAAATCTTCATCTTCAAGTAGAACCTGCAAAAGCATTGTTTGATTGATTCTTTTATTTCTAAGAATAGATAATAGAGCTCCAAATTTTAACAATGCAGCGTCAAACTCTTTTTGATTCATATGATGAATAGGGTTTGTATCATTAATCTGATTTATTACCGTATCATTGTCTATGAAATTTTTCATTTTACCTGCTTTAATAGTTTTGTAAATTGAAGGAATTTTTCAGTTATCTCACCACCAGCTGCATATTCATGACCTGCTCCATCACATAGTTTTGTTGATAATAATGAAACATCAACATCACTGCCTGTTTTGGGTCTACGAAGACTTACATGATTTCCTTTAGTGTTGACTACTAATGCGACTTCAGCATTAAAATCCTTCAATAAAAAATCAGCGATCTCGTTTATATTCTTATCCGCAAACGCAGCACAAACTATTCGCTCTTTACCTTGTCTTTTAAATGTACCAGAATAAACATTAAGTCGTTCTTTTGCTCTGAT